GTATATTTACCCAATCTTAACTAAATGGCGAGACCCAGACACAGGTGAGGGCAAAGATACCTTTCAAGTTCAGATTGATTTTTATAGGGATAGATACGAAGAGGAATTTCAAGCTATTTTAAGAGATGGTGTTGAGTATGACGAAGATGGTGGTGGCACTGTCTCAGATAGCGAAAAAGAAGCTCTGCACAGCCTAAGATTAGTGAGATAATGGAAGTAAGTGTAAAAGTAAACACTATTGAAGTTACTAACCTTTTAAAAAATATAACTCGAAAGCAAAAAGCAGTTATTGATAAGGGTTTAAAAAGAGTTTCAAATATGGCTGTTCTGATGATTACAAAGCGTACACAGAGCGGTAAACTGCCAGATGGTGGTAGAATGCGACCTTATGCAAGTTCTACTGTTAAAGGGCGAAAAAAGAGGGGTAGACAGACTGGTTTTGTAGACCTTACTGATACTGGTAAAATGTTTAGGAGTTTAGATTTTAAAACTGGTGAATTTAAAAGCACATTATTTTTTTCAAATATGGAAAGAGCAAAAATAGCAAGCTATCACGACACATTCGGTGTTGGTAGGAGAAAGATAACAAGACCTTTTTTTGCTATAGGTCGTAGAGAAGAAGATAAGTTACAAGCAGAATTTTCAAGGTTTTACTTTAAAGAAATGAGATTATGAGCAAAAGAGAAGATATAGCTAGTAATATAATAACTGTACTTGATGCTGTAAGCAGTCCTATTGAGTTTAAAAAAATTACTAGAGAACCTTTTGAAGTAGAAGAATTAAGTGATGCTCAATTTCCTGCAATGTTTGTACAAAGTGGTGATGAAACTAGGGAAGTTCAAAGCATAGGTGATACTGGTTCTGGAACTTATAATGGCACAATAGATTTTTTAATTGTGGCTTTTGGCAAGGGAACAAATACCAATATTGATACAATTAGAAATCAATTAATTGAAGTTATTGAAGAAACATTAGATACTGATGTAACAAGAAATGGAAACGCTATAGATACTCAAGTTATTGAAGCATCAACAGATGAGGGAACATTATACCCTTATGGTGGTGTTAGAATGACAGCAAGGGTTTTCTATGAATACACTAGAGGGAGTGCATAATGGCTAAAGACATACAAATGACTAAAGGTAAAAATACAATTACCATTACAGCAGAGAATTTGGAACATTTTGAAAGGCTTGGATATAAACAGGCTCAAAAAAAAGTTGCAAATAAAGCCGAAAAAAGCGATAAATTAGAAACCAACGATAAGGAGTAAAGCATGGCTACACATCACGGAAAAGAGGGAGTTGTAACTGTTGCAGGAACTGCAATGGGCAATGTTACAGGCTTCACTATTGATACAACACACGACACAGTAGAGGATACTGAATTATCTGATGCTACAAAAACATATATAGCAGGTAGAGGTACTTTTACAGCTAGTATTGACATGAACTATGATGAAGAAAGCACAGAGCAATCATCATTAACTACTGGTTCAAGTTTGGCATTTGTATTCTTGCCAGAGGGTAATACAGCAGGTGATGAAAGTTTAACTGGTACTGGTATTGTTACAGGTATGTCTATAGGGCTAACATTAGATGGCGTAACAACTAGAACTGTTTCAATTCAAGGTACTGGTGCATTAACTGTTGGTACTGTGTAAGATATGTCAGAAAAAATAGACTACTTTGATGGTGTTAGAGAGCATTTTAGTACATTAGAAACTCAAATAATCGAAGTGCCAGAGTGGGGTTTAGTAGGTGATAAAGCTATATACTGCAAACCTTTTAACATGCTTGAAAAACAGAAAATTTTTAAGGGTGCTTCTGGTACTGACCTCATAGTTTTAATTGATGTAATTATAGAAAAAGCATTAACAAAAGATGGCGATAAAATGTTTAATGCTACTCATGTTTTGGCATTTAAGACCAAAGCTGATACAGATATAATTGCTGATGTTGCTACTAGAATTATGGGTACAGCAACAGAGAATATTGAAGAGAATAAAAAAAACTAAAAAATGATGTAGAGCTACATAACATTTTTGGTTTAGCTGAAAAACTACACAAGTCTGTTTCTGAAATCTTGCAAATGACAGTTGATGAGTTTAATATGTGGATAGCATATTTTCAAATTGAAAAAGAAGAGCGAGAAAAACAAGAACGATTAGCAAGGGCTAGAAGATAGTGGCAACTAAGCAAGTAAATATAGATATACTAGCCAATGATAAGACGAAAAAGGCTATGCAATCTGCCACTAATGGCGTTAATAAACTTAAAGATAATGTTCAGCAATCTGTAGCACATCAACAAAAATCATTTTCTGCTTTAGGTAATACAGTTAGAAATGTAGTTGGTGGTGTTATTGTATTCCAAGCAATAAGATTTAGTAAAGAAATGGTCAATATGGCTAGTTCTGTTGAGGAAATGCAATCTAAATCTTCTGTTGTTTTTGGTAGATTTGTGACTGATGTAAGAAATCAATTAAAAGAATTTGGAAATGAAGTTGGAAGAAGCACCTTTGAATTAGAGGGAATGGCATCTTCTATACAAGATACATTTGTACCTATGGGTTTTGCTAGAGGTGAAGCTTCAAAACTTTCAGTGCAATTAACTAAATTAGCAGTAGACGTTGCATCATTTAACAATGCAAGTGATACAGAAACTATGATGGCTTTTCAAAGTGCCTTAGTTGGAAATCATGAAACAGTTAGAAGGTTTGGTGTTGTTATAACAGAGGCAACTCTTAAACAAGAACTTCTCAGAATGGGTATAAATAAAAGTGCTAGTGAGGTTACAAACGCTGAAAAAGTACAAGCTAGATTAAATTTAATTATTGCAGGAACTTCAGATGCCCATAATGATGCAATTAAAACTTCTGGTAGTTTTGCAAATACCTCTAAAGCATTAAGTTCAGCATTAAATGAGTTAGCTGTAGATGTTATAACACCTATGTTACCTAAATTAACTAGAATGGTAGAAGGTTTTATTGATGGAACTGAATCTGCAAGAGGTTTTTTTGTTGCAATTGGTATGTTGCAAAGAGATTTATCAACTGTTGCCAAAAGACAAGACAGGGTTGCTGAAATAGAAAAGCAGTTAACGGAAATTAGAGGTGGATTATTAACAAATTTAATTGGTTTAAATGCAATAGAGAAAATTCATGTTCAAAATTTAGAAGCTGAATTAGGTCATTTAAAATTAATGCCAGAATTATTGGCTATGGAAGCGGATAACACACTATTAGCTACAAAAGCACAAGAACAAAAAAATAAAGCTGATGCAGAAGCTATAAAATTAGCAGAGAAAAAAGCACAATTACCTCAAGCATTTCCAACACAAAGACCAGATTTTATTGGGATGGATATAGATGGTTTTATGGGTAGAAGAAGTGCTGTTGCCACAGAAAGTATGACAGGTGCAGAAGTTGAGTTTGGTAAACCTAAAGAAATAATTGCTTTAGAACAAATGGCTGATATGGAATTACAGATAGCCAAAAGTACAGCAGATGAAAAATTAAGTATTTTAGAAACATTTAATCAAGGTTTTATGGCTTCTTTAGATAAACAAAAAGATGCTTTTACTCAAATAGAAGATATTGGTAAAGCTAGTTTTGGTAAATTAAAATCAACTCTGACAGATTTTGTAATGACAGGTAAACTTAACTTTGCTGATTTAGGTAAATTTGTTGTTAAATCATTTGTTGAAATGTTAGTTGGTGAAGCTGTTAAAATGGCTTTCAGTAAATCAATGGCTATGTTTAAAATGGATGCTATTAAAAAGGCTATGATTAGCTTGTATGAGGGTGCTATGAAGACTTTTGCTAGTATACCTTTCCCATTTAATATTGTGGCTGTGGGTGGAGCTTTGGCTTTTGGTGGAGCATTAATAAATAAAATAAAAGGTTTTGAAAAGGGTGGTAGACCACCAGTAGGTCAACCAAGTATTGTAGGTGAGAAAGGTGCAGAATTATTTGTGCCAGACCAAGCAGGAACAATAGTGCCAAATGATAAACTAGGTATGGGAAAACAAGTTACAGTTAATTTTAATATAAATACAGTAGATGCTAGAGGTTTTAATGAATTATTGGTTAATTCTAGGGGAACTATTATTAATATGATTAATAGTGCTGTTAATGAAAAAGGTAAAATGGCGATTATATGAGTGGAACTTTACCAAATACTAGATTTAATGCGATTAACTTTAAAAGTAATCAAAAGACTTTGCTTACTGAAACCGATAGTGGCAAGACCTTTAGAAGACAGATACAAGGTCAAAGATTTAGTTTTACAGTTTCCTATCCACCTATGACAAGGTCTGAGTTTGCACCTATTATGGCTTTTATAATGAAGCAAAGAGCAAGAAAAGAGAACTTTACAGTAACAATGCCAAGCTTTTTAGATGCACAGGGCAATGAAACAGGAACTTTACTAGTAAATGGTAGTCATTCTGCTTCTGACACTACAATCGCTTTAGATGGCTTTGCAGGAGATGGTGCAGGTAGGCTAAAAGCAGGGGATTTAATAAAATTTGCTCATGATAAAGTTTATATGGTTGTTGAAGATGTAACATCATCTAGTAACTCAGCTACAATAACTATTGAGCCACCATTAAGGGAAGCTCTAGCCAATAATACTTCTGTAACTTATGATTCTATTCCTTTTAATGTTCATTTAACTAGTGATTTACAAGAATTTAGCTCTAATCAAGTGGATAAAGACGGAAACTTATTATTTATGTATGAATTTGATGTTATTGAGAGTTTATAATGCCCAGAGGTTTAACAAGTGCAGTTAAAACAGAATTAGCCACAGGTAATATTGAACCAGTTGTTTTAGTTGAAATAGGATTATCAACACCAGTTTATTTAACCAATGCAAGTTTTGATATAACATCTAGTATTAGCGGTACATCAAGAACTTATGTGTCTGGTGGTCATTTAAGAGGTATTACTGGGGTGCAAGAAACAAATAGACCCACAAAAAATTCACTTTCTTTAAGTTTATCTGGTGTAGACCAAACATATCTGGCTATAGTTCTTAATGAAAATATAATAAATGATGATGTTTATATTTATAGGGGTTTTTTAGATTCAAATTTAGATTTAATTGCAGACCCATTTTTATTGTTTTATGGAACAATAGACCAATACAGAATATCAGATAACACAAGTACTTCTAATGTTATTTTAACAGTCAGTTCACATTGGGGTAATTTTAGTAAAACTAGTGGCAGAACAACTACAAATAATTCACAACAAAGGTTTTTTTCTGGGGATAAAGGTATGGAATATAGTGCCTTAACAGTTAGAGATATTGCATGGGGTAGAGAATGAGTAGTATTCATTTATACCAAGGTGAGAAAAAAGATTTTGAAGATATTTATAACTTACTTATTGAATTTAAAAATGATGAATTAGAACACCTTGATTTCCCTGCGGTAGACAAACAAAAATTAACAGCTTTTATTAATACAATTCTTCAAAAGGGGAAAATAATACTTTTGAAAAATTTAGAAACAAATGTCATGGTTGGCTGTTGTATTTTGCATAAATCAGAATTTTGGTTTAGCAAGCAACAAATGATTAATATTCAAGTGCTTTATATTAAGAAAAATTTTAGAAATTTTAAATTGGTCAAAACAATAATCAATAGTGTTAAGAAAATTGCACATGATTTACCTATAGTTTTAAGTGTTACTACAGGATTAAAAATTGATAAAGTTTTTGAAAAACTTGGTTTTGAAAATATGGGCAGTAATTGGAGAATGAAGTAAGTGTGTGGTTTTATAAGCGACATAGTTGATGCCATTACCGATATTGTCGAGGATATTGTTGATGTCATTGTAGATATTGTCGAAGATGTTATCAGTTGGTTAATTCCAATGCCAGATATACCAGATTTTGGTGAACTTTATGCTGAACAGCAAGCAAAAGGGGTTTTGATTAATAAACTAACTGCTAATGCTCATTTACCAATTATTTATGGAACTAGAAAAGTAGGTGGCAATATAGTTTTTTTGCAAACTAGTGGAAACAATCAAAATTTATATACTGTTTTAGTTTTGTGTGAGGGCGAAATAGATGATGTAACTAAAATATTTGTTAATGATAAAGAAGTAATTTGGAATGGCGATTTAGGAAATGGTATTATAAGAGGTGTAAATAGCACAGATGAAAATTTTTATGATGAAGAAAATAATAATAGTTTAATAGCTGTACAGCCTTTTTATGGTTCGGATACACAAACAGCATCTAGTTTGTTAACACCACTTAATTCATGGTCTGAGAGCCATAGATTAAGAGGGTTAGCATATTTAGCATTTAGGTTTACATGGAACGCTGATAAATTTGGCTCTTTACCTCAAGTTCAAGCAATCGTAAAAGGAAAAAAAGTTTATGACCCAAGATTAGATAGTACTGTTACAGGTGGTAGTGGTAGCCATAGGCAAAATGATAGCTCTACTTGGGCATATTCTGATAATCCAACACTTCA